GCTGTTGCAGTTGCTTGGTTCGAACTGAACGATACAGCTTCTGCTGATTGAGCAAATCCCAGATAATCTGGAAGGTTGTTTAAAACATTACTGACTGTCACCTTTTTGTTTACTGGAGTACCAGAAGGGTCATCAATAACATGAAGCAAGTCTTCACCTGCTATACCAGTCCCTAAGTCTGATAGGGCTGTCACTTTTTTATCTGCCATTTTTATTTCCTCTCTAAATTTAGCATTTTAAAAACCCACACCATGTGGGAATATTACTTCATGCATACACATGAATCATAGTTTAGGAGTAGCTAGATGAGGATGAATATCCCACCCCAGCACTCGTATCACCAGATGCGATGGTGTCTGTTGCACCAGTCACACTAATCAATGACGAGTTTATATCTAGAAGATTACTTCTAAATGCAACACTGTCATTTGAATTCGGTTTCACTGTAAAGTGAATTGTTCCATCGGTATTAGATGTTCCTATAATATTAATACCTGTTGTTGTAATTTTTCCATTTGAATAGTCAACTGTTCCTGCTTGATTATCTGCATAAACTCTTGTTGAACCTGTTAAAGAATATCGTCTTAGATTTCCTTCTCCATCGTCATCGAAGAAGAATGTATCTGTGAATCCAGATACAGTAAATCCTGTGGTATCTATAATACCACCACCAGCTTTGTTGTGTCCAGTGTGAGGATTGTAAAAAGGATTACCACTACCAAATTCAATAGTGTATCCTTTACTCTGACTGAGTGTCGGAGTAATTGTTTTTCTAAGTTTGACAGTTGTGATATTCGAAAGAATCGATGATTCTGCATTGTCTATGTCTGTCGCTAGAACTGAATGCCTAAAGATACTATCAAACCCACTTAGATAGGTACTGTCATGTGTAATGATTGCAGCCCTTACTAGTGTTTCTAACTCAGATACAGTCTTTGTTGTTGCACGAGGATTGTATTTAAAGTTTGTTGTCACCAAAATATCAATCACATCTGCATCGACTAGTTCTGGTCTTACTGTTAACATATTTAGTGTTCTAAGTTTTTCTTTAAGTATTACTTTTTCAGAACTTGTTAATTTGTTAATTGTTTGTGAAGGTTTAATTGCAATGAATATTTTTCCATATTGTGGTGGGTCGTTATCTTCTCCACCCCAGATAGATATAGAATCTGCGCCTGGATATAAAGTTTGTAGTTTTGATTTGTAATCATCTACTGTCACTAATCTATTTTGTGATGTGTAGAATTTAGAAGCTGCAAATTTAATTGATTCTACAGATTCTTTATCTTTACCACCACTTGAATTTATTTTTGTTAATAAAGTCACATCCATGTTTCCACCTACTGAATCAGTCATAGCAAATATTGATGAACCATCGGTGTGTACTTCGTTTGTCACTAAGTATGATATTGTAATTGTATCTCCATCTAAAGGTTCTGCACTAACCACACCATCACCAAAATATACTTCAAATAATCCTTGGTCATTTTCTTGTACATACCATACTTTACTATCTGAGTCTACTGCACTAATGTCTGTAGACCTTGACCATGCAGAAGATGAACCACCTGTTGATTGAACTGTGACTGTAATACTAGATGTATCCACTAGTTCTTCTGTAAGTGGGAATCTTTGATTTTGTATTTGACCATTGTATGCAAAGATATCAGAGTTCATAGTCCCTTGATATATCTTTAAGTCTTCAAATTTGAATACACCATTCAGAGGTGTAATTGTTTGTGTCTCTAATAACACATATGGATAATTCATTCCATCAAATACTGTTTTAAATTTGTGTCCTCTATTTAAAGTTAATGATGTTGGAGTATTCCCACCAATCAAAGGATTGTTAACCTGTAAATCTATTGTTGCCATTGAGGCAGTTGCACTTGTCGGTGTGTATCCAATTTCTTTTGCACGAGATACTACATTCTTTCTTATTTGTGCAGTGTCTAAAAACAATTCAGATGCAACCATATTTGCATTGAATGCTGATACATGTGAACTATATGCAAGAAGGTCAATAAGTAAACTTATATTACTTCCTTCAAAGTCATAGTCTTTTAGAGTCGATTGACCCTTTAAATAATTTTTTAAATTTTTTGAAATATTATCAAAATCTAAATCGGTAATATTAACCTGTGAACTTTTTACTGTTGCCATTATCTTACTCTCTGTAATAGTACTTCTAATTCCTGTGGTTCTTGAACACCCCTAATACCATAATGTATGTTGACAAACATATTATTGACCTTATCTTCGTTTAGGTATATTTTATCTATCACCACTCTAGGTTCATAATCTTCTATTGCTTCTGTTATTTGTTTTCTAATTTCATACTTAGTAATATCATCTGCAAGTTCAAATAATTGAGCTCTTAAGTTTGCACCAAAATTTGGTTTAAAAGGTCTTTCGTAATCATTGGTTAACATAATGTTTCTTAGTGACCTTTTAACTGCATCCTTATCATATTTTAAAGTCAAGTCTTTAGAAGAAGGATGTGGTGTCAGATTTAAATCAATATCTGTATACCACCTTCTTGCAGTTATCTTGTTTTGATTTCTTACATTATAATTACTCATACTATTATTTATGCACTTTCTATAACTGTTTCAACAACATTAATCTGTTTTGGAAAACCTATAAATGTTAAGAATGTACATAGAGTAAATGGAATCGGAAGATTTGGTGGTATAAAGTATTCAATGAGTTCTGTAAGTTTTGCAAGACAAGCTTCAAACAATATTTGAGGTAAGTCTGACATAAAAGTTTTAAATCGTTGAAACAATTTTTCTACATTCCAATTAGGCATATCAATCTCTTTCACCTCTTCGGTTTCTATTAAGTTGATTAAATCACCAACTGTTTCTGGAATAATCTCATCTAAACCTAATATAGATGGGATTGCAATTGGAATAGGAAAAGGAAAATTTAATAATGCTTCTTGTATACTAATACCTTCTGCCTCTGCTTTTGCTTTAACAAGTTCGTAAATCTCATCCATGTCAATCTCAAATGTACCAGCAGGAATTGATGCACAAAGACTTACAAAGAAACTTACTGGGTCTGGTAATCCTTCAATAATTTCGTCTAAAGGACTTTCACCTAACATAGCTGTAATCTCAGACATACCACCACTTAAAATTAATTTTTTACAAGTTTCAACTATTTGTTTCCAAGCTAAACTTAATTTAATATCTGGTATGTCAATATCTAGTGTTCCATCGAATGCTTCTAAGGTATGGTTATCAAGAAATAAATCTATTACTTCATCACCCAGTTCTTCTAATTGTTTTAGTATTTCAATTTTATAACTAGGGTCTGAAATTAATCTACCACAATCAACTGTAATTCCAATCACTGGAATTGGAACTACTAATATTCCCTCTGGGCCAACAAACTCTGCAATCTTTATTATTGGAAATAATTTAAACTCCTCTATCATGCATTGTATCTTTCCTTCCCACTCTAGTTCTGGTACATCAAACTCTTTGTTCCAAGAATGAGATAGAGGAAACGAACCTAATATATCTTCTATAGGTTTAATATATTCCCAACCATATTGATTACCAATTGCAATGATTGCTTTTTCTAATTCGTCAGCAGTTGGAACTACTACTTGAGGACATGGACATTCTACAGTTTGAGTACTTTCGGTCATTAGTCATACTTAGTACCATTGATTGATACTTTTCCTTTTAATTTAATTGCACCAGTTTTAGAAGTGATATCACAATCTCCATCGACTGTAATAAAAACATTTCCACCTTTGTCTTTATCAGTAGCTCCTTGTTTTGCAATTAAATTATAATTACCATTCATGAGTTCTATATCTGCACTTCCACCTATTAATATTTTTTTATCTTTTAAAGTAATGTCATAGTTGTCATTGACAACCTTCATAGTTTGAGAACCATCTGGTAATATTTCTAATCTTGTTCCAGACCTATGATATAAGTGTATTCTTTCGGATGCTGGTGTGTCATCTAATTCTAACACATGACCAGACTCAGAATGAATTACATGATTAAAAGGATACACTGGATTGACTACAGACTGTGCTCTAGATAATTCTTTGACTGCACCACCTTCTGCCTTTTCAATCATATCACTTGGATAACTTGCACCACCACCAGTAGTTGCAAGTTTATTTACATCGGTACTTGACCTTTTAGTGTAGGAGTCCCTTGGATATCTTTCACCCTTATCTGGATTATTAATAATTGTTCCAGACCCATCTAACTTCTGGTCTAGACTCTCTGGTATTCTAGGTGATGAATCAAGTGCTAAAGTAAGATTCCAATTACGACCATTATTACTATTCTTCATTCCATCTACTGAATCAATATAGTCTTTCTCTGTATCTCTACGAGAGTCATTGAATCCATATTCGGCACTACGAGTTATTGCATTGTCTCCATCACCATTCGGTATTTTAAATTTATCACTCGGTAAACCAAACAAAGAACCTATCACTACAAAGTCTTGCATATCGTCTTCATCTCGGAACATACCCATAACAGTAGAACCTTCTACTAAACCATGTGGAGACAATCCCAAACCAGAAAGACTGCTTGCAGTGGTCGGCATAAGGACATCACTCCAAGGTAAGTCTGGAGTTGCAATAAGAGTCTTGTCATCGGTATGCAATCCATAGATACGCACACGAACACGACCAACTTGTAATGGGTCGTTTCGGTCTTCCACCACACCTGTGTAAAAATTAGATTGTAGTCCTGTAAATTTTGCCATTAATTTAATCCTAATAGTTCTCTATACATTCGGTCTTTAGGGTCGATTATTTTTATTTTAGGTTCATGTCGTAAAGGTAGAACCTCGTAGTTATCGTCTAAGTAAATGTAAGAACAAATAATTAATTCGTCACCGATGTCGGTCAAATGAGCACCAGCACCATTGACTGATACTTCATTTGAACCTCTCGGTAGTGGTAAGACATAAGTTGTATGTCTATTCCCATTGGTCTTATTATAGACATCAACCTGTTCATGGACTAGGAGTCCCACCTCATCCATCCAGTCTTCGTCTATTAAAATAGAACCTTCATAATTTAAATCTACATCGGTACAAACTGCACCATGTATTTTACTGTTTAAAAAACATCTAGTCATCGTCAACACCATACTCACCTAATATTTCTATCGGTTTTAATTTATTCAGTTTATATAATATATTCCCAATAAAAATAAATATTAATGGGAGTCCCACCCATGCAAATAAAGTAAGTGTCCAAAATAATATATTATCCATTATCTAATCCTTGAATGTTTACCATTCCCTTTATTATTACCAGAATCATATTCTGTTAATGCTTTAAAATATTCTCTTTTTTTAATATTAAATTTATACCAAAAAATATTCATACCTCTAGGGTTTGAATGTTCCCCTATCATTAATATAATACATGCAAGTAAAGGTATGAATATAAATTCCATATTAAAATATCCAAAATAATAAAAGAGTAAATAATACTCCCTTAATAAAACAAATCCATGCTAACTCATAGTCACTAATACCAGTTAAATCAATAAATTCATACATCATTTCCTTATGTTTATCTATTATTTTTTCTAACATATATTTCTCCTATGTTTGCATTATATATTTAGGAGTCCCAGATAAACTCTAGGAGTCCCAGAACTTCCCAAGACATTTTGGCAGGATTTAAAAGGCACACAAAAAAAGTCTAGGAGTCCCAAACTACTGTGGCTATTCCTCTGGGAATCCTTCGTGGTCTTCATACCTGTCCATGTTCACCAAGTATCCATCAGTGCTGACTGAGAGCTGCGTCTCTAAGGCGTCTGGAGTTCCTATCCAAGTAATACCTTCAACAAGCATCCTACCATTATGTGTCACTTCATCTTTGACTACAGTGGTAGGTGTTGGTTGCTTTAAATCTATATTGATGACCATTCCAGCGCTTAGATTCGTTCTCCCAGATATCTGAATGTTCATTCTATTACTCTCGAAGAGGCGCTCTACTCTATCTCTATTATATTTGGTAGTCTCTGTACCATACATGTGACTGTTTCCACTGACATTTATTCCCTGTCCCATGGTATAAGGGTTGTTATAGTCGAAATTAATGGATGAACCATAGTTCTCTAGGATACTATCTCCCTTAAAACTGTCTGTAGCAGGCTCTAAGACTGCTCCTGAGCCCCCATCTGGTGGTATTTTGATGTTCTCTACCCCTGTTCGAAAGTTTGGTGCCACACTGAGGGCCTTTTTTTTGTACTCTCCCATGTTTTTTCCCTCTTTTAAAGGGAATTGTTGACTAAATTGACTGTCAACTGTGGTAAATGTCTTGCTTTTTGGGTCAAATACCTGTATACTACCACTGTATAGTCCCATATGATGGTTAGTTAGGACATCATGTGTGTTAAATTTGTTATATGCAAGGATATCATTACCTCTACCTTCCACAAAGTCGTAGTTAAAGTCGTCATCGCCATCTCCCATACGAGGTGCAAACTTCACCTTACCATTTAGATACTCTAATTTCATCATAGACTCTATGTTGTGGAATCGAAAGCCGTTGAGTGCAGTCTGATAGAAGTAGTAAGAGTCACCCCAAGGCTGATTCGTGTCGTCACTGGTGTGGTCTCTCAACCACTCTAAGGTCTTATACACACTCCAGTTGGGAACAATCATCCCACTCTCATCTCCTTCGTTCTGGAATATACTAAAGTAATTACCGAGTTCCTTCCCCCCTTTCACACGGCCTTTTGATACATCTTTATTGGGTTTAAAATTTAATTTTTCTTCACATATTTTATTTAATATTGTTCCTGTCTTGCCTCTATAACACTGAGATATTCTCTGAGTACGACTTAAATATAATAAAGGACTACAAAATTCCAAAGAATATACTTGATTTTTAGGGTTTTCTATCTCTCTGATATGAGATTTTACATTAAATATTCGGAATACTTGATTAATTTGTTGGTCTTCTGGGACTATTTCTTCTCCACCTTGTATACCACCGATATGTATTCGAATATATTCTTGACCAGTAAATCCGATACGATTAAATAAATTAATATTATCTAAGAGTACAATGTGACCTGTAAGAAACATCTGATATATACTCTCAGTTATCTGAAAGGATTGCATTAAATTACTTACATCGTATGAATTACCTTCATTATTACTGATAACAATACTCTCAATCCTATAAGAATTAGGTTGATTTCTTCCAACTGCAATTGCCATTTATATTATTCTCTTATCATACTCTTGAATTCTCTGAGTAATTGTGGTATGTAATCACCTTTAATATACCTTATATTTCTCTTTGAATCGTTGAGAGTTTGTTCATATTCACTATTAGTGACCATGGTAGTGGTCTCTGAGGATGTTTTATTACCATCTGAGTTGATGTAATGGTGTGGACTATCTGAAAAATTTCGAACCGAACTAATAATAAAACTTTTGGACGACTGGGAGCCTGTGACAGTTTCACCTGTTTGGAATACACCTTGTATATCATTGAGTATAAGTTGTTTGTTGGTTGGGTCGATATTAATGACAAATCCAAATGCCGAACTGGTAGAACCTACTACCTTCTCTCCCATGGTGAAAGTATGTGGTATTGGTTGTCCTTGTTCGTCTATATCTGGGTTCTTAGTAATATCTGTTTGTAGATTAGAGACCAATGCTTTTCCAGTATATTTTCTTGCAATAAATCTCTCTAATACCGACTGAGATTTTGGCCAATCTTCGTAGGTTGCAAATTGGTCATTTACCATCCAGAATAACCAGTATAAAGTTGCATCTCCATACAGTTTAGATGCAAGTACATCTGGTCTATCTTGGTCACCGATATAATAATATTCGTATCCTGTGATTGCCTCATCTGCATCATCAAAGACTCTTATATTACGAAATACATCTTTTGCTTCTATTAAATTACCATCATTTTTGACATCAAAGTCAATAGTCGGAAAATGTTTAAAGTATTTTTCTGCCATTATTATTCTCCTTCTCCTTTAGGTACTATTTTATATCTGGTATAACTGTAGCCTCCGCCTGCAATGGTAGATTTTTCAACTTTATGTGTTGCACCCAGATTATGTTTTGCCATAAACTCATATGCACTCTCTTGATTATCATAACCCATATTTGGGTTAGCTTGCCACTCTTGATATTCTGTAGCTTCTGGACTTGGATTACTTAATGCATCGATGTTCGCATTAAGTTCTTTCTCAAAGTCTGCCATTTCTGAATCAACATCTTGAGATTGACCCATTGCATATGCAGATACACGATTAGTATATCTTCTTCTATCTAAGTTGAGTATTTCTTGGAAAGTAAGAGACATAGTGACACCATTAGGATAATGTCTTGGTATCGATTGTACAGGGCCAGCTACATCTGGTGGAAGTGCAATTCCTTGATTAGGGTTTGCACTATCTTCAATAAATGACATATCTTTACCACCAGAATAGTCCACATCACATGATTTTAGAAAACAATTTTGTGGATGTTCTATACTACCCAATATAGGGCCTCTAAAATCAATACTAAACTCTGATGGCATCATTTGCATTCTTCTATTCTTTGCAAGAGGCATAGGCAACATCATCATTTTAAATGTATGAATAATTGCAGTAATCTCTTCTGCATCTTTTAAATTATATGGATTTAAATTAAATGTATAAGTATGGTCTCTGAATCCTACTCCTTGGAAGGTATTAAATTTAGGTGTATTTACAACCACACCTGTTTGAAAACTTCTAGTTGAGTCTAATCCTCTAGCTGCTTTTGCAAATAATTCTTGTACTGCTGGGACTACATCATCTGCCATCTCACCAAATTCACCAGCCATCATATTACCGAACATTATATCACTTATACCAATATCCTTTGCCTCATACTCAACTGTGACTGCATCTTTTACATTATTAGGAAAATACAATGCAATTGTATAATCGTCCATTGAAGATTTTATATCGTTTATTTCTGTTAAATCTCCAGCAGTGATTCCATTCTTCTTTAAAAAAGTTTGTTGACCAGTTAGAGTATCTCCTTCACTAAATGGTGTGAGTTTAACATTTTTCTTTTTAGTTCTAAATATAATCCAGTTATCTACAAATCTATTATTGTCTGTTGGGAATCTAAGAATGTGTCTTTTTGTTGGGTCACCATCTGCTGGAGATAACTGATTTTGTTCAAGAAACTTTTCTATTGCTTGTCTATTTGTTGCATTTTGTAATGCAAGTTCTGAAATCTTTTCTGGAATGTTAGATACTCTGATACCTGTTTTTAATGCAATTAAGTCCATTACTGCACTTTCTATTTTTGCATTAAAATCATTTCTTGCACCACCGAGTGCTGAATTTAGGTCTTCTTTGACTGAACCTAATAGTCTTGATTTTAATTTCTTGAAGAAGTTCATATAAATATCTCTATAAGTTTGTTATGTATAAGGTATTTATATGAGTTATAAGGGAAGATTTAAACCAAAGAACTATAAAAAGTATAAAGGTGACCCAACTAAGGTCATATATCGTTCTATGTGGGAATTAAGGTTCATGAAGTATTGTGATAGGAATGACTCTATCTTAGAATGGAGTAGTGAAGAAATTGTCATACCTTATCGTTCTATTGATAATAAAGTACATCGATATTACCCAGACTTCTGGATTAAATATAAGAATTTTGAAGGTAAGATAATAAAAGAAATAATAGAAGTCAAACCAAAAAGTCAATGTCAAAAACCTAGTAAAAAGAATAAACATTATGGTAAGTATCTTCGTGAAGCTAGAACCTATGCAATTAATATGCAGAAATGGGATGCAGCTAGAGAATATTGTCTGGATAGGGGATATAAATTTAGAATATTAACAGAAGACCATCTTGCAATATAAAAAAACCCACTCCGAAGAGTGGGTTTTGACGATGGTTCTTATGATAGCAATCGTCTAAAATAGGTCGAGACCTGTCTGCATCAAGCAATCTTCATTGTTGTCGAATCAAGTCTCTAATCAAATAATTTTAACTCACCTATCGTGAATAAGTTCTTGTCTCCATCGTTTCAGGCAAGGGAACGACCCTTGAAACTATTTGACTTAAAAAAGGTGAAGTTCATTAATGACTACTCGGTGTTTGCAACCACTGTTTCATCACCACCTTGAGCGAGATTTCGTATTCCCTACTAACTGTTAGACGACTATACCCTCTTATTCTCCAAGAATCTAACAAGTACCAGACACCAATTGTTTTCAACTCACATCCATACACTTATCATCATACTCTAACTCAGGCCTTCTTTCTACGCTCGGATTCTGTATAGGTCTCCGACTATCTGTCTGTTGCACGCTTGAGTCTCATCTCTTGTTTTTACAACAAACAGTCAACACGCTTCTATCTTGTATTCATATATCACCACTACTAAAGTTAGGAAAGTCATCACTGACCCCAACAGGAATTCAATAAAATCTGATTTTTTTACCACCAGATGCCCTCGTTAGTTAACCATGTCTAGTCCTCTTTTCTCGTGTAAAATACTTTCGTTTGTTATGTCTCCCAGTATCGATACAGTATCAACCCACCGAACTTTCAATGTGCGTAAACTCTACCTTGTCAGATTAACAAGGTCAACGAATCTAGCATCCATATGGTACTCGTTCTCTTTTACAATGTCCCTTAGTGGTAAGATATCTTACAATCCTCACTCTTTAACCAGAGGATGGACAAAGTTGTGTAATGGTTGAATCAAGGTAGTGAAGTAGTTATTGGTTATATTGATTGTCACTAGGGACAATCTCACCACATGCTTACTCACATGACTCTACGATTTACGATAAGTCTTATGCTCTGTCTCAAATGTTTAACTGCAATAGCAACATCCAATTGACATTTCAAGAGATACACACCACTTCTCCACTGTGCCCTCGGCAACAGACAGGATTCGAACCTGTGACCTCTCAAGACTTTTGAACTTCGTGAACTGTTTCTAATGATTAAGAACCTTTTCAGTGTCATCTGGACTAAACCTTAATCAAGTAGGATTTTC